CGGAGATAATCGCGGTTACTCTGTTCATTGCTGACCCCACAAACAGATTTCACGCTCAATCTCACGACGAGTCATGAGACCTTTCCATTGCTTACCGCCAGCATATGTCCAGCGACGTAGCTGATCACATGCGCCTTTGATATCGCCCTGGTTTATTTTGCGAAGAAGCGTCGATGTTCTGAAATTGCCAGCACCCACGTTATAGACGAACGAGTAAAGAGCGCCGCGCGTTGTTTCCGGTATATCGACTTTGATGTACGGGTTAATTTGTCTGGCGACCGTGGCAAGGTCTTTATTCAGGAGGGCTTTGCATTCTGCTTTGGTATACGTTTTACCGAGCATGATGTCTTTTCCTGTATGCCCGTGACATACAGTCCATACACCAACAATATCTTTGTATGGTATGTAGCTGACACCTTCCAGACCATCGTTACCACTTGGGCCAGTAATTAACACTGATGCTATAGCAATTGCTCCGCCACCAATAGCAGCAGCAACGGCTTTTCGTAATGATGGAGGCATTATTCACCTCTCGCAGCCTTGCGCTTATCTTCTTTAATCTTGAAATAAAGGTTTGTCAGGTACGTCAGCAGGCCAAATACCAGGCTACCCAGCACACCTATTGCTGCCCACTGTGAGGGCGTGACTTTATCGAGCAGCTGTAAAAACCAGTAACCGGCACTACCTGCTGAGGTGCCATAGGCGACACCCGTTGTTAACTTATCCATGGATTTCATAACCCCACCTCGCAGACAAAGCGGGTGTAAATTGAGGGAATACAACGTATCGCAAAAAAGCAGAAACGTAACAGACTCGGAGTCAGTGAATAACTCAGGTATTGAGTTATCAGCTAATATCGAGACTCAAAAAATGGAAAAACCAGCTCGACGGCGGGTTTAAGCTGTGTGACGAAGTAACCACTCTTAACAGCATAACCAATTTTTTACGTACGTAAACCACTGAATGATATTTATGAGAATGCTACCGAGTGTTCAAAACACCACCACAAATACATAAGAAAACCTCAACAAATAACCAATAAATAATTTCAGACGTTATTTTTAGTTGATTTAAATTAAACTGCTGAATTATAGAACCTCCATAAATAACAACCATTAATATAAATTAGCTAATAGGTTTATTTTTGTTCAAATAAGAGCCATAAATAGGTTTCGATAGAAAAAGTTCAGATAAAAATAGAGATCTACTTCACAAATTAAATGAGAAACTAAAACTTACATCTTGAAATAATCACATTGATTAGATGAATATTTATCGCGCAGTGACATCATTTTTTAATAATAGTTCAAAAAAAAGGGCTCACGATGAAAAAATTAACAGTGGCAATTTCTGCTGTAGCTGCATCAGTACTGATGGCGATGTCTGCTCAGGCAGCTGAAATTTATAATAAAGACAGTAACAAGCTGGATCTGTACGGGAAAGTTAATGCCAAGCACTACTTCTCCTCTAATGATGCAGATGATGGTGATACTACTTATGCCCGTCTTGGCTTCAAAGGTGAAACCCAAATCAACGATCAACTGACTGGTTTCGGTCAGTGGGAATATGAATTCAAAGGCAACCGCGCTGAATCTCAAGGTTCCTCCAAAGACAAAACCCGTCTTGCATTTGCAGGCCTGAAATTCGGTGACTACGGCTCAATCGATTACGGCCGTAACTACGGTGTAGCATACGACATCGGTGCGTGGACTGACGTTCTGCCAGAATTCGGTGGCGATACCTGGACCCAAACAGATGTGTTCATGACTGGTCGCACCACTGGTGTTGCAACCTATCGTAACAACGACTTCTTTGGTCTGGTTGATGGTCTGAACTTTGCTGCTCAGTACCAAGGCAAAAACGATCGTAGCGATTTCGATAACTACACTGAAGGTAACGGTGATGGCTTCGGTTTCTCTGCTACCTATGAATACGAAGGATTCGGTATCGGTGCAACTTATGCGAAATCTGATCGTACCGACACTCAAGTTAATGCAGGGAAAGTTCTTCCTGAAGTATTTGCTTCCGGTAAAAATGCAGAAGTTTGGGCCGCAGGTCTGAAATATGACGCTAACAACATTTACCTGGCCACTACCTATTCTGAAACCCAGAATATGACTGTATTTGCTGATCACTTCGTTGCTAATAAAGCCCAAAACTTCGAAGCTGTTGCACAATATCAGTTCGATTTCGGTCTGCGTCCGTCCGTTGCTTACCTGCAATCTAAAGGTAAAGATCTTGGAGTATGGGGCGATCAGGACTTAGTCAAATATGTTGATGTAGGTGCAACCTATTACTTCAACAAAAATATGTCTACTTTCGTTGATTACAAAATCAACCTGCTTGACAAAAATGACTTCACTAAAGCACTCGGTGTAAGCACTGATGACATCGTTGCTGTAGGTCTGGTTTACCAGTTCTAATCTGATTACGAAAAAGATATGTTGCGGGAGGCGTTGCCTCCCCAACATATAAGTGGCTCCCTCAAGCCACTTCCTTTAGAAGCACAACCTTGCTTCTAACTATATAAACCTTCTGTTATATATTACCCTTTATTTTTGGGGGCGTCTCAACGCCCCATTTTTAATAATTTTTAGTAAACAATTGGCATATTAATTAGAGTTATTAACAACGATATCCATCTCTAACCGGATATCTAATGCCATTAACATCCCTTCAATTATGCCCTCAGCCTTCTGTAACCTTTTCCCGATATAACCATCAGAGCAGCAATGCTTACCTGCCAGTGACATGAATGTCATACCGACTACATAATAATCTACTAATAAATCGTGCAAATCGCTGTTGTTCTTTTTCAGACGGGCCATGCACCCGCAAATAATCATCGCGTCATCGTCACAACATTGTGGGCGAGATTTTACTTTTGAAGGAATTAATCCCTTAAAACCGGCGGCAATGGACGACCAGGTCACATCTTCATGATTATTAGCCGCCCACGCTCCCCAACGCTCAAGAACCATCTGAATATCACGCATCAACTTACTCCACAAAAATCAGACCAGAACGCCAATTACAAGCAAAAATCAACAAAACAGTATTAGTTGATTGTTATCTCTGACTTCATACTCCTGCTCCTGTCAGGGTTTTGGCGTAATTCTTCAGTATTCGGTAATCGGTCAAAACAGAACCGGGGAAACGATATAAGCGCAGATGCCCCCAGCGGTGGCGAAGAAGTTCTGCCATATAAAACTCAAACATCATTCATTCCCCATTTCGGTGATGGTCAGTTCCAGCCTCCCACCTTTGGTAACAGGCATCTTCACAACGCGGTAATCAACGACCTGAGCATCATCCAGCCAGAAACCTGCTTTGGTGAGTGCGTCAAAAGCGGCTTTTTGCAGATTATCCAGGTCACGGCGACGGCGATCCGGCATGTGGCACTCAATACGGATTTTCACTGGCATAGCCAGGCCGATATCCAGCATTGCGTTTTTAATGATTCGGGTGACGTTATCGCGGTATGCCTGCCCTTCTGCGCTGATGTGCGTGCGCCCGCGATTATGGCGGTAATAGCGATTATTGCTCGGAGGCCAGGGTAATGTGATGCTGTAGGTATTCACGCCTTAATAACCCCCTCTTTCAGCCAGATAACCTGTGTTCTCGCCATACCTTCCAGCGCGCATTCTTTTGCATATGCAGCATCGACAAAATGTGTGCGGCGGTCGATTTCGTCGTGGCAGGCAGAACATGCAATGGTGGCAATCAGGTCTGGCGGTTTGATACCGGTACCGCACAATCCAGCCAGCCGGATATGTGCCAGTACAGACGTTTCAGAATTGCCATTACATACGCCAGGGATTCTTACCTGGCATTCCCGACCACGCGCTGCTTTTCTCAAATCAGCCATGATTCCTCCTTGCTGCCAGTCGCAACCATTTTTTATCAACCAGGCTGGCGGTATATCCGAGCAGTGTTGGTATTTCGGATGGCTTCAGCTCAGGCTTACGCTTACGACGATTTGGTACTCTGTAGATGTGTCCGTTCATGACACGAATAAGCGGTGTAGCCATTACGCCTCCTGCTTGTCGCGGAGCTGCTGGAACTCGCAGCTCTGCGGAATAGTCAGATGGCAACCAATATTCATCGCCCAGGCTTCAACCTTACACAGGAAGACATACATCTCTCCGGTATCAAGATCGGAGGTATGGCGTAACGACTGGATAGTGGTGATATCACCGGTTACGACATCAACCAGGTCTTTGGTTTCATAACCGAGATATGTGTGTTTGAGAGCATCTTTTACCCAAGCTGGAGTGGCGAACGATTTCCCCCTGCTGATGAGGTATTCACTGATTTCGCTGTACCACATGTGGCTGAGTGCATTCTGGGAAAGACTGCGTCTCTCGCGCCACGGTTTAAGCACCATGCGAAAGCATTTGCCCTCCTCCAGATAAGGCTGGATCTGCCGACCGATAGCGGTGAAGTTACCGCGATGTAATTTGATGCCATCTTGTGGGAGATTCACGCTTCACCTCCGCAGAGGTCAAACGCTGGATACAATATATCGCAGGTGCATTTCTGCATCTGTGGAGGGAGAAGAGAGTTTGGATTGTGTGTGCGCATAAACGTCCCCGTTTAGCGCAGAAGTCACCGGAGTTGTTCAGGCTCCGATGACATGATTATGGCGAGTTGATTATCGCAAATCAAAGGTTTTAATTGTGCTTTATTCCTTCAAGCGTTGCCTTCATACCAACCAAAGAAATGTTTAGCTCTCCAACTTTCTCAGGGCTATATAATTCAGAATGAAGCCAATATTCTGATTTATCTAAACATCTTTTAGCCAGCTCTCGATCAAAGTCTACGACTTGGGAAGACGCTTCATACCAAAGCCTATAAAGTTTTTCTTCTTCGTTTGGGTTATTAGGCTCACCACGTTTTAATTTTTCAGTATATAAAATTGTTGAACAAATCGCAGGAGTTAATCCAGTGATTGCCCTCTGCCGCAGATCGGATTTGTTTGTTTTCCACCCCAACAGACGATCTCCCATCCATGTGATAATTGTATCCATGCTTTAGCCCTTCTTAGTAAATAGTGTGTAGGGCGACTGAAGGACCGAGTTTATGCTTTTTCGCATTGCTTTCAGTTAGTACACCGGTATCGCACCGGAAACAATCCTACGGCAAATTGGTTGTCTGACCTCTCGGTTTTTCGTGCATTAACCGATACCCACTACAGTCTCGGCGAAAGCTGCACACCCCCAGGGTGTACTGGTAGCACTCGGCACAGCCTAGCACGCCACTTTCTTCTCACTATCCAGTCTAATTTTATCCCCTAGTCAGACACTCAGATGTAGTGCTCCGCAGCGGCATGCGGGGGAATACAAAAACTCGGACAAAATTGGACCCTCCTTTTTGAATCACTCGCGGGGATGTAGTTATTAATACATGGAAAAAGATCTGTTTTCAAATCCAACATTATATGGTTTCAATACCACGGGGTGGCTATGTGTTTCTCATTGTTAATTGGAATCTACTGTAATCGATCCGAACGTAAATGCGGCAAAACTCGACTCCACTTATCATCCTGCCACGGCCGGAATTTTACATGTGCCGTTTTTCTGGCAAGGATTTCGCGCGCCTTATGTAGTATCTGGGGATATTCTTGCTCGATAGAAGTAAAGCGACCGGCTTCGCGGTGATCCGCAACCTGAAGAAGTGGAGTAACGTTCTGGCAGGCGGTTAACATCACATCACTTGCTCGCCATAACCAAGCAAGTGTGCAAAGTTCGTTATCAGTGAATTGTTTTATGATTGGGGATTGTTGAACTTCTCGATCGAGAATATCCAGAACCCAGCGGCGGAACTCTTTGGCTACAGGAGTTCGTGCAAACATGGCGATCAAATGGGCTCCGCGAAGGCTAAATACTCGAGACTCCTGCATTCCACGAGGGGTGGTCACTTTGACCACCCTTGTCATCATATCTGTAAATTCATCTGAGTGACGAGAGTAAATGCGCTGAACTGCTTTATCGTCCGCATATTCCAGAGCTAAACCAACTTCAGTGGCAGTAAGCCAAATTCTGTTATTGTGGCAAATTGGGGTAAACGTCGTTTTGTGGAATGCTAATTGAGTAGTCATAGTATCACCTCATCAGGTTAACCATCACCACCAACGACGCCAATCGACTGGTGGTGAACTGTGCAAGGTTGGCGTAACCGGCTACTCAAACCCGGCGCTCCCGAAGAAGCCCTCACACAGCCCACCATAATTTGGGCGTAGCCGTGCTTAGCGCATAAAAAAACCGCTTAACGCGGTATGCGTTGAGTAGTATTCCGGGACGCCAATCCCGTGTGCCGATTTTGCGGCAACGCACAGAATATAGCGCCGGATAAATAATGTCGTCAACCCTTGCATATGGGGGGCGCGATGATCACTACTACCACCATAATCGCTCCAACTGTTGCAACTACTTTAGGCTAAGACATCACGATTTCCATATCACCTTTAGCCGCCAGACAAACAGAGACTCCCTGTTCTTGGCTGCCAAAAACACCGAATGCAAAAAATCGCAGGTGTATTTCTGCATCTGTGGAGGGAGAAGAGAGTTTGGATTGTATGTGCGCATAAACGTCCCCGTTTAGCGCAGAAGTCACCGTAGTTGTTCATATTCTGATGACATGATAATTTCCTATTGAATAGAAAAAATTAACACGACTCATTCTTATGACTGGAAAAAGCAATCATGCTAATAATCATTGTTGTTCCAGTTCCAAATGCAGCGAAATAATCACCAATATTTTTTCTACCGGTTTCGACTTTGATGCTATATTCTGCTAACACCTAACTAACACTACGTTTCACACAGCAATTACATGGAAATAACATGACTATCAAAGCGACTGACATAGAGATTCTTCATCGTTATGCTGAAGGGGTAATGGAACGTTCTAACCATCATGCAAAAAATGTTGGTGCAGCCGCTCTTACATTGCTAGGAGGTGTTATCTGGAAAGCCCTGCCCGGCTCAATCGAGATAAGAACGTATAACGGAAGTCTTGCAAATATGGTGTGGTGGCAAAGCGAAAGAACATTAAAAAATTATGCAATCTCATACAACCATAATTCATGTGAAATTGAAATGAGAGATGAATCAGTCAAAGGTGCTGTATTATTTAGCATTTCCAACGAAACCACTCCAGAAAAAATATTATCACAGCTTTCTGAGCTTTAATTAAAGGCGGTGCTAACACCGCCCATACCATTACTCCACATCTTACGCAACTTGATAATTATGCTCTATTAAATACCCACAATATTTCATCAATGCATGGGTCAGCTACAAAATGTTTACCGTGGTAATTCCTGTTTTCGCAACATCTCAAAAGAACAATAAACACTGTATTTCTTCAAGTAACGAAGAATCTTTCTTTGCCCGTCATACACTTGCT